CACAAACTTATACCTGTCAGCCCAATACGGAGGCTTCATCTCTTTTGGTATGTTTATTACAGCCGAGTTAATGTTTTCACTATCGTATGCAGAGACATGAAAAGAGTTTCCAATGCTCTCAAGCGCTGTAGACTGTCTTCCTTCAGCATCTTGATAAACAATACCAACTTGGTAGTCTCTATTACTATGCAAGCTTTTTTGAGTCCCTGTCTTTTGAAATGTCACTCTAACACTTACCAATTCAGGTATCATTATTACAGTCGAGTTGGGTAAGCCTGACCACGGGTAGTCATATTCAAAGCCATTAGGTTTTACGTGAAGAAAATCTCCATCTACATAAAGCTGAAAAGGGTCTGTCCCTGACCTTACTGTAGGGTCATTATTTTCAATTGCTGACCTTATTAGCGTTATTGGTTGATTAGGGTCTTCTGCTACGGGTTCTATCTCCCAATTTGCATTATAGTTATCGGTAAGCGTGTACCCATCTGCATAATCAGCAGGTAGTTGCTGGTAGTTTCCAGACGTACCTACTTGGTCAAACCAAGACTGCCCGTTAAAGGCAGACTGGTATGTAGGATGAGGGCCTCCTTCAATTGTATATAAAAACTGTACTGTGTTTATTGGTCTTAACCCCTCTGAAACCTCTGATTGAGGATTTCCAATATACGGATAGTATCTCTCGCTTACTACCGTTGTTGATTGAGGATTAGGGAATCTTACAGCCCCAGCTCTCGTCTCAATAGCTATTAAAATTGTAGCACCATTTACAAGGTCTTCTATCGGTATTCCAGCAAGACTAACCAACATCTCGTTGGGATTGGAAGGGTAATCTATTTGGTTATAACCAGTGTACAGATAAGGAACATCAAACAGACAACCACTACAAGACCTGTCCTCCTCTTTTACGTAAGACGACTCAGCCTCAGACTTCTGTTCAACCCCGTATGTGAGCTGTATATCTGTTCCGTCAACGTCCTTTAGATTATAACCCTCAAGGTAGTTTCCGTGCATGAGCCTGTTGCCCATAATGGTCTGAGCCTTAGCAAGTCTTGGCACGTTATCATACAGCCTAAGTATCTCTCCCTCGCTTAGTATGGTGTATATGTCTCCGTTTGAGAATGTTATACTCTGTGTTGAGTTAGGCTGATACCCTTGCGTTACCTTGTCAAGTTTTTTAGCAACCCATATTACGTTTGAGTCCATCTCTTTAAAGAGAACGTCAACACCCACTACATTTGAGCCCCCAACATTAAATTCAACAACAACACTGTTGGCAGCGTTTTCCATCCCAGCGTTCATATAGCTCCTCCTCTCAAGAGAGAACTCAGATGGTAGGAACGCAGGGTCGCTGAACTGTGATGTTGCACTGTACTCACCGTCCTTGTACTTGTACCTGTATGCAAAGCATAGGAAGGTATCCTCCATAAAGTTTTCGTCAGAACTATTGGCTTGCAACGTAAAAACAGGAGAGTTCATAGGCTGCGGCTTGATAACACTTATATCAAGCTCAATAATCTGGTCAACATTTGAGCCATCAGGCTGTGGATAGCCTCTTGTTACATTTATCTTCCTTGGCTCGTTGTAGTCGTCTGTAAAAAAAAGTAAATCGTCAATCTTGTTAACCGCATTTACAAGATATGTCGGGTTGAAGTTTAAAAGAACTGTCGTAATTACATGGTACGTAAGCTGCTGTGTCTTCGTGTCAAACGACACAATCATGTCAACCACACCACCGTAAGAGTGATTAGGGTCGTGTACAAACCAGTACATTGTCTCCTCAGCTGAGTCATCGAGAGCGCCTATACATACGGCATCACTACTCAGGTCATCGCCCTTGTACTTTAACGTGGTTAACTGAACATTACCCTTCGTGTTCTCAACAGCGCCTATCTCTGTAAGCTCTGTGGAGCCAAGACGTATGTTCTGCCCGTCAACGTACTCGCCTTCAGGTAAGAGTCTCTCATCGACACTCTTGTTCATCCTTCCAGCGATGAAGCTCTTCTGCTCTTTAGCCATGTTACTTAATCAGCTTGTCCCGACCTCTAAGGTTCATAAGAAGTCGTGATGGATTGATATTACTTATTCTAATCTTAGCATTCTTTAGCAATGCGCTTCTTCTTTTTCTGTAGCGGTTCACGATGTACTCCTGTATTCCAAATCGACTGTTCAGTATGTCGTGGGCAATAGATGCGTAGACATACTCCTCAAACAGTTTGTTCACCGTAACAAGGCTGTCGTCTCCTCCCTCCATACCATCGCTTACATACTCAAGTATTACCAACTCACCAGCTACTCCTGAGCTGAAGTTGATTACACCACCCTTCTTGTCAATTCTAAACGTAGGGTTGGCATTTGCTGTCTCGGTGTTTAATCCAAACCTTGCCCCTATCTGAAAGTCAAAGTACCAAGTCCCGTTGTCATTATATCCTTCAGAGCCATTGTAGATGCTGTTGCTGTTTAGGTAAATGCTTTTCTTAGCGCCTGTAATCCTCTGCATGTCGATAGTAGAGCTGTCAGGTTTAAGTATATTACCATCAGCGTCAAATAGTATCCTACAGTCGTTGTCCTGTAGATATGCCTCAGCGCCATTTATCTGAATGTTCTCAGATAACGGGAACAGCACACCATTCTTGTACACCGAGATTCTTACCCAGTTCACGTAGTCTGGAGGAAGCACAAACCGCAGGTTGTCACACACGTTAAGCTCAAGGGCCTTTATCTCCTTGAACGCATCGTAGTTAAGCTCCTGTATTGCTCTCTTAGCATGGAACAGAATCTTATACCTGTTCACGTTGTTTATGATTTCATGGTTACCTTGATACATCAACAAGAAGTTGTTGACAATATCAGCCAAGCTAACATACTGGTAGCTACCCCAGTTAGCATCTTCTGGCGGAAAACCGCCATTCTCGTAATACTGATATCCTGTTAGGTATGCCATTATTGTTGTTGGTTATCGTTCATTTGAGCCGCCTTGTACACCTCTGGCTCTCTTATTGACAGGCCAGCCTTCTCAAGTATCTTATCGACCAACCTAGACTCCTCTTCTTCAGAAATCTCAAAGTCTTGTGTGTCAGGACTTGAAGGGTCAAATATAGGTTCTCCATTCAAAAGGTTCTGATAGCCCCAATACGGGTCTACTGGGTATCTCATATATACACACTCCACATCTGTGCCTTGAATGTCGTTTGGAATTACAGACACTGTTCCGTTCGGCCTGTTAGGAGACGCCTCCTCCGACATCACATACATAGGATATGTTGTTGTTGGCGCTGTTAGGTTTGAATTGGCAAGTCTTGTTATGTCAAGTTTGCTTCCTTTAGCTATCTCAGCAGGGGACGTGCCTCCTGTATATGTCAGTACGTTTATGTGATACCAGTTGTCTGGTGCGTTAAACGAAGAGTATATCCCAGTTGAAGTAGCGTCATACGTCAACGTAGCTGAGCTTATAAACATCTCAATCTCCTCTCTTACTCCCTCTGCAAGGTCAGCCAAGTCACTTCCTGACGTGTGCTGATTCTCAAGGTTGATGTAGTAGTTATACTGATTCATATACTCATTGAAGATATCAAGCTGCGCCTGCTTGGCGTATAGGTTGAAATCGTCTGGTGAAATATATCCGTAGTTGTTCTTATTGCATATCGCAAGAACCGTCTCTCTTACATCGTTGATACTGACCATGTGACAAAGATAGTGAATATAAAAAACCCCTTGAGTATGCGTTAGCAGTGACCCAAGGGGTTAGTCGGGGAAAGATAATCCTTATGCGATTGCGATTCCAGTAATAGTTACAGCAGCGGCAGCAGCATCTTCAAGACCACTTAAGCTAACTTCTTTTTTTGGTTTTACCCAAGAAGTCTGTAACGCTTCAATAATACTATCTTGTATTCTATCTCTTACAGAAACATCGTTAGCAGCCATAGCAGCTCCTAATGTAATAGTTACCACGTCTTGAGCCGCAGCTCCTCCGTAAGTAAGTGTAACTGTAGTAGTTGATGCTTGCTCTACAAGAACAACACCGTTAATAGCAACCAATTGGCTTGTTTCACCTGTTGCTGTAATAGGGATTTCTAAAAATTTCTGCATAATAAAAAGTTTTATGGGGTTTAGCCACAAAGATAATCAATCTTCTAACATAGGCTCAAGCAGCTTGAATGTCTCAAGTCCCTCGTCTGATTGTAGGTATGAGGCCACAATGTAGTCTCTATCCTCACCGTAAGGAACAGTAAGCATTCGCTTCTTGTTGTTTGGAAGGTTGAAGTGTACGTCTTTAGAACCCCTGTATCCGAGAATCCCTTTATCAAACATCAATGCCACAGTAGACGAGATGTTTGTCATAGGGTCATTCAACGTGTCTAAGAACTCTTTCGGGTTGTTCCTTGCATAAACAAGCACATCACGCTTCAGCTCAGCTGTACTCATCTTAGTGACGTCACGTCCAAGTATTACCCTTCCGATACGCTCAAGCTCTGACAGACCAAGCTGCTTCGCTGCAATAAGCGCATCAACCTCGTAGTTCATTACTTCAAGCTCTGTCTCAGCATCTTTCTCATTATCAACAACCTCAAACTTACGTCCGTTGTCTGGGTGAATCTCTAAGAACCACTGAAGTACAGGGTTTGTCTTAGGAACCTTCAAGAATCCATCCTCAAAGATAATCGGCTCAAGAATGACGTTCTTGTCCTGCTCGTCCTCGAATGGGGACTTTTGGTTTGGTGAGTATCGCAACGCTCTGTTGCTTGTTCCATCAAAGTGCATCAGAGGGTGTCTGTGACTGTTTCGTGATGGAAGGATGTAGGATAGAGGAGCTACATCTCTCCTTAGCTTGTAAAGTTTACCCACCAGTGGTGCTTCTTTTGTTTTCATTTTGATTTAGATTATGATTAAGAAAAAAGGAGAGCGGCACTAAGCCGCCCTCCTCGTTATTTACAATTAGTCCTCGAAGATAACGAAGTTGTTCGCTCCAAGCGTACAAACTGCTCTCTCAGATAGGAAGTGAACCTCCATAGCGTCAAGGTCAGAGTTACGTGCGCTTCCAGCAGAACCTGTTACCCAAGTCTTGTATCGTCTGTCTTCAGTCTCTGAAGCTCTGTAACGAACGTGTAGGAATGGACGCTTAGCGTTCTTTCCAAGAACTTGGTCGTAAACAGTTGTTGAACCAGCAGGAACAAGAAGACCATTAACCGCTCCAGAAGGAAGGTCACCACGCATGGTTGGGTCGTTCAAGTATTTCCAGTCAGTCTTGTAGAAGTCATATCCTCTACGGAATCCTGAGAATCCAAGGTTCAATGCCATCTGCTCATCATTGTCGAACAATCCGTATGATGTACCACCAGCTCCGTAAGAGTTCTGTGCAGCAAGCATATCGTCAATATCGAAAGAGAACTGACGGTTTACGAAAAGAACATTCTCCTCGATAGAACCTTGCTTGTCAAGTCTTTGGATGATTGAATCAAATTCAGCAAGGGTAGTTGGGTTACCACCTCCGAATACGTTTCCTCTCTGCTCAACAGCATGGAAAACTCCTTCAGAACCAGCGATTCCAGCCACAGAAGCCGCTGATAAATCTTCAGCAGGAACAGCCTCAATCATTGCAGTCTCAAGGTAGTCCTCGAAACGTAGACGAGTCTCATGCTCAGACTTCAAGTACCATAGGTATCCAGCAGCCCCGTTCTCGGTAGTTACCTCAATCCATCCGATTTGAGCCATGTCAGAACCTGATACAGAATACTTGTCCTTGATGATGATTGGCTTGTTGTCGAAGATTTCATCTTCAGCCTCAAGAGAGCCTTCCATTCCGTTGGTTCCTTTTCTAAATTCAGAACCATAAATCATAACGGTAACATCAAATGAAGTTGTACCAGTACCAGCAGTAACAAGACCTCCTGCTTCGTAGAAAGCTACTGTGAATACGCTTGA